CACTATTAAAGCTACTGTCGCTATTTGTAAAGCAGCTTCAATGATTGAAGGTTTGACAGTTGAAGTTTCAGTTAGATATACTACTTATAATCGTCAAAGTAGAAGAAGTGAAGAAATGCCAGCTATTTTGATGGCTTATGACAGTAGAAAAAATAAAATAGCTCATATTAAAAAGTATTTTAAATATTTGAGAACTTCAGGAACAACACCCGAAGGATTATGTTATCAAGCTATTATGGATAAAATAAGTAGTGGTTCTAATGAAAAAGAATCTTACTTCTTAAACTTTTCAGATGGAATGCCTATGTTTAGTAATGGTACAATTAGGTATTATAATGAACAAGCAATTAAACATACCAAAAAAATGATGAAAGAAATTCGTGGTAAGGGTGTTAAAGTTCTTAGTTATTTTATTGGAGATTCTGATTATACAAGAGATACTACTAAAGAAGCATTTAAAGCAATGTATGGAAAAGATGCTAAGTTCATTGATGTAACTTCTGTTGGGGCTGTGGCTAAAACAATGAATAAAAAGTTTTTATCCAAATAAAAAAAATACACTTTTCAAGAATTAGTTTATATATATTATTGTAGGTTATAATGAAATAACTACAAATTGAATAATAAAAAATAAAGCATAATATAGGAGATTAAAAAATGGATATTAATGCAATCAAAGCAAGGTTATCGCAACTTCAAGACTCAAATACTCGTGTAAGCAATCTATGGAAACCACCCGCTGGGCAGACTCAAATTAGAATTGTTCCGTATTTGCATAATAAAGACAACCCATTTATTGAGTTGTTTTTTCATTATCAAATAGGCTCGAAGAATTACCTTTCACCAATTTCAAACGGTCGTCCAGATCCAATCGAAGAGTTTTCTCAAAAACTCAAAGAAGGTGGTAGTAGAGATGATTATCAAATTGGTAAAAAATTGGAAGCAAAAATGAGAACTTTTGCACCAGTTGTAGTTCGTGGTCAAGAATCTGAAGGTGTTAAGTTCTGGGGATTTGGAAAGACAGTTTATCAAGAACTACTTTCTATTAATACAGATCCTGATTACTTTGATATTACAGATGCTATGAATGGTCGTGATATTGTAGTCGAGTTTAAAACTGCTGAAGAACTGGGCACGGCTTTCCCTAAAACAAATATTAGGGTTAAACCAAACCAAACTCCAATTACAGAAGATGCAAATCTTATGGAAAAACTTTTGAATAATCAGAAGAATTTGAATGAAATCTATAAAGAACAATCGTATGAAGAATTAACTTCAGTTCTTGAATCTTGGATTTCAGGAAAATCAGAAGATGCAGGTGAAGAATCGAAAGAAACTTCTAAGCCTGCTCCTGCACCAGTTGCTGAAACTAGTACAAATACTGTTTTATCTGCAACAGATGCATTTGACGATTTATTTAATAGTTAATAACATAAATTCGGGGGGTGGCAACATCCCCCAATTTTAATTTAGGAGTTTTATATGAGTACAAGAGACGATCTTGCTGCTGTATTAGCAGAAAATTTAAACAAACAATTTAAAGATACCGATCAAGTTGCTTATTTCTTAGATAGTGGAACAGGAACACCAACAGATATAAAGGAATTTATTTCTACAGGTTCTACATTATTAGATTTAGCAATATCAAATAAACCTAATGGTGGAATTGCTGTAGGTAGAATTACAGAAATCAATGGATTGGAATCGAGTGGAAAATCATTAATTGGTGCACACATTTTAGCTGAAACTCAGAAAAAGGGTGGTGTAGCAGTTTATATAGATACTGAAACATCAGTTAGTCAAGACTTTTTAAAAGTTATTGGTGTAGATGTAAGCAGTATGTTGTATTTACATTTAGAAACAGTAGAAGATATTTTTGAGGCTATAGAACATATAGTAGCTAAAGTTCGTGAATCAGATAAAGATAGATTAGTAACAATCTTGGTTGATTCAGTAGCAGCCGCATCTACGAAAGTAGAAATGCAAGCAGACTTTGATAAGGATGGTTGGGCAACGGCAAAAGCAATCATTATATCTAAAGCAATGAGAAAAATTACTCAAATGATAGGTAGACAAAAAGTAGCTCTTGTGTTTACAAACCAATTGAGACAAAAATTGGGTGTTATGTTTGGTGACCCTTGGACAACAAGTGGTGGAAAAGCATTACCATTCCATGCATCTACGAGAGTTAGGTTAAAGAACAAAGGCCAAATAAAAGATGCTAAAAAGAATGTTATTGGAATGACTATTTTGTCGCAGGTTATAAAGAATAGATTGGGACCTCCATTGAGAAAAGCGGAGTTTCCACTTTATTTTGAGAGTGGAATTGATGATGTAGGTAGCTGGTTAACTGTAATGAAAGATTACAAACTTGTAAAGCAAGCTGGGGCTTGGTATAACCTTATTGATAATTTAGGAAACGAACACAAATTTCAATCTAAAGATTTTAAGCAATTACTTGCTGATGTTGATGGTTTAAAAGAACATTTATATGAATTGATATGTGAAAAATTAATTTTAAAATATGATATGGATGAATTAGGGATTGATGATGTTGTAATGACTGAGGATGGAATGGATGAACTCTAATGATTATGTATCAATTTTAAATCAGATTAAAGATAAATCAAAAGTAGATATTTATGGCGGTGATGTAGATGATAAAGTACTTCTTATAGATGGATTAAACACATTTATCCGAGTCTTTAGTGTATTTCCAAGTACCAATGAAAATGGAATACACGTCGGAGGAATTGTTGGATTTTTAAGAAGTATAGGTTATGCAATTCGAATGTTAGCACCAACGCGAGTTGTAATAGTATTTGATGGTAAGGGAGGATCTACACGCCGCCGTAAATTTTATCCAGAATATAAAAAACGTAGAAGAGGTACTATACGAGTAAATAGAGCTGAAGGATTAGATTCTGATGATGAAAAAATAAATATGATAACTCAATTAAAGCGGTTATTAAATTATCTTGAGTTGTTACCTATAAGTGTTGTATCAGTAGATAATATAGAGGCGGATGATGTTATAGCATATTATGTAATGAATAAATTTAAAAAATCTATAATAATGTCAACTGATAAAGATTTTTTACAATTAGTTTCAGATACTATAAAAATTTGGAGTCCAGTTAGAAAAAAATTATATGATGTAGATGCTATTGTAGAGGAATATAAAATTCATCCTAAAAACTTTATATATTATAAAATATTAGATGGAGATAAATCTGATAATGTACCTGGTGTACCGAGATTTGGATTAAAAACTATTATAAAGAAGTTTCCTGAATTAATAGAGGCAGAAGATTATACTTTAGATAAGTTAAAAGCAACGTTAACAGAACATACAGAATTGATTGATAGAAATCATAAATTAATGCAACTTGAAGATGTAGATATTAGTGGAACAACAAAAGTGAAGTTATTAAATCATTTAGATAATAATAAACCTCAATTACAAAAGTATAATTTTGAAAAATTATTTATGGAAGATCGATTATTTACTAATTTACCTAATATTGATAGTTGGCTCAATCAACATTTTTTAAGATTAGATGGATATATGAAAAAATAAAAGTTTATTGTGGGTAGAAAAAGAATATATAAAACTGACGATGAAAAGCTTGAAGCTCAACGACGTTGGAATATGGAATATTATAAACGTAATAGAGATTTGATTAGAAAGAAGGCAGTAGCTCGATATAGAAAGAAAAAAATAAAATTAGTAAGCAAGGATTTATACGGGGAAGATCAAAATAGTGGATAATACAGATACATTAAGTAAGTTCGGAACATCATTTCAGAAAAAGATAATTACTTCACTTTTATTTAGAAAAACATTTTTACAATCAATATTTGATATATTAGATTCAAAGATATTTGATAGTGAGGCTGATAGATGGTTAGTTAATAATATCAAAAAATATTTTTTAGAATTTAAAAAGAGTCCTACATTAGAAGCGTTAAAAATAATAATAGAAGATTTAGATAATGATATTTTAAAAACGTCTGTTATACACAATCTTAAAGAAGTTTATAATAGTAGAGAAGCTACAGATTTAGAGTTTGTTGAAAAAACAATACTTGAATTTTGTAGAAATCAGACATTAAAAAATGCAATTTTGAAATCAGTAGATTTATTACAGATTGGTGAGTATGAACAAATAAAAGCAGTAATTGATGGTGCTATGAAAGCAGGAAGTACTGCTGATTTAGGACACGATTATACTAAAAATGTATTAGGTAGATTTGAAGAATCCGCTAGAACAACTGTTAAAACTCCTTGGGATGTAATTAATGAAGTTATGGATGGTGGACTTGGTAAAGGAGAGTTGGGTGTTATTGTGGCACCTGCTGGTATTGGTAAGACGTGGATGTTACAATGTATAGGAAATGGTTGTATTAAGAATGGATTAACTGTAATACATTATACATTAGAATTAAATCAGGCATATGTTGGATTGAGATATGATACTATATTAACAGGAATACCTACTGCAAATTTAAAATATAGTATTGAAGAAGTAGAGAAACAAGTTAATAAGTTAACGGGCAATTTAATTATTAAACATTATCCTACTAGAAGTGCAAGCGTACAAACACTTTCAGCACATTTAAATCAATTAGAAATACAAGGTATTATTCCCGATGTAATAATTGTAGATTATGCAGATATTTTAAGAGATATGAGTGGAATAAAAGAGTATAGGTTAGCATTGGGAAATATATATGAAGATTTAAGAGGTATGGCAGGAGAGTATAATATACCAATATGGACTGCATCTCAAGCGAATAGAAGTTCATTAGAAGAGGATGTAATTGAAGCTGATAAAGTTGCTGAAGCATATAGTAAAGTTATGACGGCAGATTTTATTATGTCAGTAAGTAGAAAAGCAACTGATAAGATAGCTAATACAGGTAGAGTTCATGTTATTAAAAATAGATTTGGTATAGATGGTGTTACATATCCTGCAAACATTAATACTAATGTTGGTACTATAGAAATTTTTGAAGGAAATTCGTGGCAAGGAAAAGAGCAAACAAATAAAATGGATTCAGATGAGTTGTTGACGGGCTTTTTAAAAAATAAGTATGATGATTTTAAAACCTCTGAAAAAAAACTTGAGGGATTTGAATAAAGTCTTAAAATGATTTGAATATATATTATAGTTAATAGTGTAAGTGAAGTTTATATAACGTAGTTTTTAAAAATATGGAGTTTTGAATGGAAAGATTCAAGTTGTCTGATAATTTTGTAAGTAAGTATAAAAGGAAAAAACCACCATTTGGTTTCAATGGTTTAGGTGAATTAGTTTATATGAGAACATATTCTCGCATTAAAGAAAACGGTAAAAATGAAAGATGGTGGGAAACAGTTCGTAGGGTTGTAGAAGGTACTTACTCGATGCAAAAAAATCATATTGATAATTATCAATTAGGATGGAATGCCTGGCAAGCTCAAGCATCAGCACAAGAGATGTATGAGAGAATGTTTACTATGAAATTCTTACCGCCTGGTCGTGGTTTGTGGGCTATGGGAACACCAATCACAGAAGAGAAAGGATTATATGCTGCACTTAATAACTGTGCATTTGTATCTACTAAAACACTTAAAGAAGATTATTCAAAACCATTTTGTTTTTTAATGGATGCAAGTATGTTAGGTGTTGGTGTAGGGTTTGATTGTAAAGGGGCAGGTGAGATTATAGTTAAAGGTTTAAATAAAGCTAAAAAAGAAGAACTATTTGAAATACCCGACACTCGAGAAGGATGGGTAGAATCATTAAAATTATTATTAGAGAGTTATTTTCATGGGGCAGCAGAAGTTCAATTTGATTATTCAAAAATTAGACCAGAGGGAGAACCAATAAAGGGGTTTGGTGGAGTATCAAGTGGACATGAACCATTAGAAGAAATTCATGAAGCAATTCGAGGTGTACTAGAAAATAATTCGGGTGAACCAATTACAACAACTACAATTGTAGATATAATGAACCTTATCGGAAAATGTGTCGTAGCAGGTAACGTAAGACGAACTGCAGAGATAGTATTTGGAAATCCAGATGATGAGGAATATCTTAATCTTAAAAATTATGAAGTTAATCCACATAGAGAGATGTATGGCTGGACTTCTAATAACTCGGTATTCGCTAAATTAGGCATGGACTACACCGATATATGTAAAAGAATTGTAGATAATGGTGAACCTGGCCTCGCGTGGTTACAGAATATGAGAAAATTTTCCCGTATGCAAAATGGGGGAGATGATAAAGACCATAGAGTAATGGGCGGAAATCCTTGTTTAGAACAATCTCTAGAGAGTTATGAATTGTGTTGTTTAGTAGAAACATTTCCAGATAATCACGATTCATATGAGGATTATGCACGTACATTAAAATATGCTTATTTGTATGCGAAAACAGTAACACTTGGCAAAACCCATTGGAGTGATACTAATCGTGTTATGTTAAGAAATCGTAGAATTGGTTGTAGTGTAAGTGGAGTTGCACAATTTATTACTAATCGTGGATTAGAAGAACTTAGAACTTGGTTAGAAAATGGATATAAAGTAATTAAAAGTTGGGATACAATGTATTCTGATTGGTTTGCTGTACCAAAATCTATCAAAACTACTTCAGTTAAACCAAGTGGAACGGTTTCATTATTGGCAGGGGCAACCCCTGGACTACATTATCCAGAGAGTAGATTTTATGTACGAAGAATTAGAGTATCAAAACATTCAGAGTTAATAGAGCCATTGAAAAAAGCAGGTTACAAAGTTGAACCAGCGTTTGGTTCAGAAGATACTACAATGGTTATAGAAGTTCCTGTGGATGTCGGTCAAGGTATAAGAACAGCTAAAGAATTGTCTATTTGGGAACAATTTAATCTAGCCGCATTTATGCAACGACATTGGGCTGATAATCAAGTGAGTTGTACCGCAACATTCGATCCTGAAACAGAAGCCAATGAATTACCACATGTGTTGAATTATTTTCAATATAGACTAAAAGGTATTTCTTTACTTCCAAGACATCCATTAGGAGCATATAGACAAATGCCATATGAGGCAATAGAAAAAAAAGAGTATAAGAAGCAAGTTAAAAAACTTGGATATTTGAGTTTTGTAGGTGTAGAAGGTGAAGAAGCAGATGTAGAAAAGTTTTGTGATTCAAGCGAATGTGAAATTGTTTATGGAATTGGTGATACAGATGATAAAGAAGATGCAAACTAAGATTTTACATACTACAAAAAAGCAAGCGACAGGCAGTTGACGCACCTGTAGAAAAATGCGTCTTAACAATAAACAACGAGGAGAACGTTTATGAATAAACGGAATCTACTTTCAATGATGTTTACAATGTTACTACCTATATTTGTCTACGGACAAAGTATTAGTGGTACAGTTGCATCAGAGAAAGGCGAACCTTTAGTTGGAGCTAACGTAGTTGTCAATGGAACTGATTTGGGGGCCGCTGCTAATGTAGATGGTGTCTATTCGATTAAAATCGAACCAGGTTCTTATACAGTTACAGCTTCAGTTATTGGGTATACATCCACTACTAAATCTATTGATGTTAGTGGTGATGAAACTCTCGACTTTGGACTTATAGTTTCAGTAGTTGAGATGTCAGCATTAGAAGTTTTGGCTTCTCGTGCAGATGAAAAAACACCCGTTGCATACACAACAGTTAGTAAAGAGGATATGGAAGTTCGTCTTGGTTCACAAGATATTCCGATGGCTTTGAATACTACACCAAGTGTATATGCAACACAACAAGGTGGTGGTGCGGGTGATGCTCGTATCAATGTTCGTGGGTTTAACCAACGAAATGTAGCCGTGATGATTAATGGAGTTCCCCAGAATGATATGGAAAATGGGTGGGTCTATTGGTCTAATTGGGATGGTGTTGCAGATGCAGCCCAATCCATTCAAATGCAACGTGGTTTAAGTGCTGTTAATTTAGCTACACCTTCAATTGGTGGAACTATGAATATCATCACAGACCCCGCGGCGATGACAAAGGGTGGCAAGTTCAAACAAGAAGGTGGTGCAGGGGGATTTATAAAATCTACTGTTAACTACAACACAGGTTTGATTGGTGATAAACTAGCACTTAGTGGAACGATAGTTCGTAAGACTGGTGATGGTGTCATTGATGGAAACTGGACAGATGCTTGGGCTTGGTACTTAGGTAGTTCATATCAGTTAAATGATAAAAACAGATTTGAACTATATGCAATCGGAGCTCCACAGCGACATGGGCAGAACTTATACAAACAGAATATTGCTACTTACTCACAAGAGTTAGCTGGTGATGTTGATGGGTATGATACAGATGCTTTCGCAGACGGAGCTAAATTCGAACACGAAGCTGGTCGTACATTCAGTCAAAATTGGGGACCTGTTAGTTCAGACTATACAGGTAAACAGTATTGGTATATGTATGGTGCACGTACAACTGATAGGCACGATCCTAATTTCCTAAATGAAAGAGAAAACTTCTTTCATAAACCATTAGTGAATCTAAATCACTTTTTAACAATAAATGAAAAAACTCATTTGAGTTCAGTTCTTTATTGGAGTGGTGGTTCAGGTGGTGGTACAGGAACTTATGGTAGTTCTTTCAGAAGTCCTGCAGTCGAGGGAAACAAATGGTATAAGAGTTCACCCTGGACTTGGGATTGGAACGCTGCTATTGCAGCTAACTCCGATAACGTAGATACTGATTATCATGCAAGTGATAATCGTTCAAAAGGTATTCTTCGTAACTCAATCAATCGTCAAGATACTTATGGTTTGATTTCTAAATTGAACTATGATGTATCAGATGAACTTGAAGTTCAAGTTGGTTTAGATTGGAGAACAGCAGGAATAGAACACGCACGAGAAGTTCGTGATTTACTTGGTGGTGATTATTATGTTTATGGTGGGAATAAAAATGATGTATCCAACGCTGATAAAATGAAAGGACTTGGTGATATCATAGCATATCATAATAGTACTACAGTTGATTGGTTAGGTGGATTTGTACAAGGTAAATACACTAAAGATAAACTTAATGTTTATGGTATGGGTGGATTATCAAGTATCAAATATTCTTATCAAGACCATTTTACAGTTGCTAACGAAGTAGTTGAAGCAGATGCTATCTCTACTTTCCAAGTAAAAGGTGGTGTAATGTATGACGTAGACGATAATGTTAGTGTATTTGCTAACTCAGGATATGTTGAAAAACCACCAATTATGGATAATGTAATCTACTACGATGGTACAGTAGCTTCAGACCCATTGAATGAATCATTCATTAGTTCAGAAGCTGGTGTCAATTTCAGTTCAGATAATTTCGCAGTTAAGGTAAGTGCTTACAATACAGATTGGAAAGACAGAAACCTTACAAAAGCGGTAACTACTGGACAAGGTGATTCAGGTGATACTGATGTGATATTCTTAAAAGGTATCGGTCAAAAACACCAGGGTCTTGAAATTGAAGGTTCAATGAAGTTAAATGATATAATTCGTTTAGACGGAGCAGTATCATTTGGTAAGTGGAAGTTTGATGGAGATGCAGATGGTCTTTATACAGAGTATGATGAAGAAACTCCAGTACAAACATCTTACACTTATACACTTGATGGACTATTTGTAGGTGACCAACCTCAGACAGCATATGTCTTAGGCACAACACTTACACCGATAAGTGGTCTTAGATTGCAAGGTATCTTTAAGATGTATGATAAGAACTACGCTGATTGGAGTCCAGGTTCACGTGAACTTTCTGGCGATGCTGATAGAAGCCAAGTATGGCAAGCACCAGCATACAATCGTTTAGACTTACACGCAGCTTATAAACTACCTAAGATTGCAGGATATGATATGACACTAACAGGTCATTTATTTAATGCACTTGACGCAGTTTATGTACAAGACGCAGTTGATAATTCACAGTATAATGGATTTGGTGATAAACTTCACTTAGCTCATAATGCTGAAGTATTTCTTGGAACACCAAGATACTTTAACTTAGGATTAACTGTTAATTTCTAAAAGTATATTATGGGGGCTGGGAAACTAGCCCCCCTTTATATAGGAAAAAAAAGTGAAAAAAAGACTTGACACGTATAGGGTTTTATTCGTATATTCAGATATGAATAAAAGAGTAAAAATATGAGTTTTAAATTTATCAATGGTATCAGACCGAAACCAATCAAAAAAGATTTTGATACAGCTATGGATATTCTATTAGAGAATATACGTAAGGATTATGAAAAATGGAGCAGAGGTGATATGAGATTTCACGATGAACTATCATTAAAACCCGGTAGGAAATTTATAAAGGTTATACGAGGTACTTCTGTTTGGGGATTTGTTGCTAAAGAAGATGGTGAGCATAAAGGAGTATCTATGAAATCTGGTGATGTATTAAAAGCAGCTAGTTGGAATGCAGCTGCTAAACATACTCGTGGAAATATATTTGATAAAAACCAAGATTATTTCAGATGGACAGGACCCAATTACCGATGAGTGAACCAGTATTAAATCCGTTATTGAATAATAAGCCTGTGAGTAAAAAGGTTTTAGAATCTACTAAAAAAAGTCAAGAAAAAGCCGCTTACAATAAAAAGACTTATAATAAAGAATATAAAGAATTAAAGTTTCTTGTTGAAACAAAAAAAGCAGATGACTTCACAGTTGATATGTATGTTGCTATTATTAGTGGTCGTAAGATAACACCAAAGATGCTAAATGCTATTCATAATATAATGGAAAGAAGTTCTCCAGAGGAACTTGAGAAGAAACGTTTAGAAACTGGAAGACTCTTATTTAAGTTAAGTTTAGTTAAAGAAGCTTTAAATAAAGCTAACTATCACGATACATACGTTTGGCGTTCAGAAGATTTTTTAGATTCTATTGAGAAACAAATTCGAGATAGAGGTACTCTTTCACCAAAACAAAAATTAGCTTTGAATAAAATGTATAAAAGATTTAGGAAAAAAAGTGAAAAAAAGACTTGACTTGTATTGGGTTTTGTTGTATATTCTAATATAGAATAAAGGGTTATAATATGATATTAAAAAAAATAAAAGACACATTAATGGGATTAGTATTAATGATAATACTATATGTATTAATGATTATGATGTTTGTTCTTAATGAAACGAGTGTAATATAATTATGTTATGGCTTTGGGATGAAGAGTTTGAATATATAGTACCAAGTGGTAGTCCTATTACTGTATCTTGGAATATGGATGGAGATGATGTAGAGATTACAGCTATATATTGGGAAGATAAAGAAAGAAAATCACACTACTCTCGCGACGAGTTATGGGAGGTGGATTCAAACTTAGCAGAAGATATAATGAGTTATATTGATAATGAATTTTTAGAGAGTGAAGATTTTTGGATGAGTAAGACGGGGTATGATTTTTGAGCACACTGCAGAGGCCGTGCAGGTGCCAGAGTGGTCTAATGGGGTGGATTGCAAATCCATTATCCGCAGGTTCGAATCCTGTCCTGCACTCAAAGAATTAATAAATAAGGAATAAGAAATGAAAACAGAAGTAAGTAATTCATATAAAGTAGGTGGTACACTTTATATGTGTTGTCATAAATGTGGTAGAGAAGTTAGTGGTATTGGTGAAGAAGCCGTTAAAGTAACTTGTGCTTATTGTGTTTTAAAAGCAGTAGGTATGCCAGAGGAAAAGAAAAGTTATATACCAACGGGTCGTCCACCAGGTTGGCACTTTATGGCAGAGTTTGTTGATAAAGATGGTAATGTATTTCACAAAGGTAAAGAACAACCTAAATTAAAAGGTACATTAAAACCTACTAAGGTTAAACCACCTAAGAAAAAAATTAAACGTCGGACAAAAGAACAAATACTTATTGACCGACATAAAGAAAAAAAGACAGCTCTTAAAAAAGCTGTACAGAAACAAAAAGATTTTTTAAATCACAAAATAAACAAATAGGAGAATACTATGAATGAAGGTAAAGTAAAATGGTTTGATGGTAAAAAGGGTTACGGTTTTGTAGCCAATCCATCAGATGGTAAAGATTACTTTGTACACTTTTCCGAGATAAACTCAGATGGATATAAGACTTTAGAAGCAGGTCAAAATGTTACATTTGACATCGGTGAAGGTAAACAAGGTGAAGTTGCCAAAAATGTTAAAACAATAAATTAATAGGGGGTAACAAATGGTTAAAAGAGAATGGTTGCAAGAAAAGGTTTTTGTAGACCTATATGGTAGACCCTATAATCTATCAGATGTTCCAATGACATATATGACAAGAGC